CACAGCAATCCTTGCTGACTGGGGTCAAGACATCACGTACATCAAAACCAGCACCCCGCGTACCTACGATCCCACGACCGGAAGTGTGAATGGTGCCGACATCAGCGTGACGGTAAGAGGCGTAATTTTGCGCCTCACTCCCCGCGAGTCCGAGGGGCTGTACCAATCCACCGACGTAAAGGTCATCATCGGTTCCAACGAGCTTGGTACGTACTACCCGACTGAAGCCGACCGCATCCAGTACACGCAGGCCGGCGTTACCCGCGAAGCCAAACTCGTGAACATCGCTACCTATCGTGGCGATAGCCCTGTGATGCACGTACTTATTGCGAGGCCGCAGTAATGGCACGCAATCGCCGACTCTTAAATGAGCTAGCACGCCTAGGTGAAAACTTGGATCGTTTGGCTGTTGCCGCCTTTAGTCGGGGACCTGCCCGTGCAGCCGAAGAAATCGTTGTTGACTTACAGGAGGCCGGACCTGTGTGGTCGGGACGCTTCTCCAACTCTTGGCAAATAGACACAAATGACGGCAGAAAAACAGTAGGCACTGGTGCCGCCGGGTATCCTCAAAGGTTGTACGCTCCGCTACTTAGTGGTCGAAGTTTTGTTGGAGACGACGTTAAGTACACCATTTCAAACTTTGCTCCCTACGCAGACGAGGCGCGAGACCTTGCAGAAGGTATTTTCATAGATCCCGGTACAACCCCACTAAAGGAGTACGACAGAGGTACACGTGTTAGCGGGTATCGCGGCGACTTGATCGGAAATGACGAAGGCCCAAACCGCAGCACAGCCCCCCTGGACTGGTACACGACTTATGTACGCGGTGGTGCCATCGACAGACAAATTAAACTCAGTCTTGATGCAGAACTAGGGAGAGTGCGGCTGTGAACTACCAAGCAATCCGTGCCGCTGTCGAAAACCCCCTCCTGTCTGCGTTTAGCGGGCTAGTTCCTGCTGTTCCGGTCTATTTCGACAACATCACAGCCGTCCCACCCAACACAACGACTGAGTACGTCCGCGTCAATGTTACTTTCGGCATTACCAACGAGCCCACGCTTACTAGCAGCGTGGATAACGCTCGTGGTGCGATTGTCATCCGCATTTTTACGGAAAAAGGACGCGGCCCTGCCCGTAACCAGACCTTGCTGACCACCGCCGTCAATGTGCTGGAAACACTCAACAACACAGCGAAAACCACCAGCGGGGTGTTCTTCCGTGTTGGCGAAATTAACGGCCCAACATTTTCTGCGACTGAAGCCGCACCGCACTTTGTCGGGCGAATTGATACTTCCTATGTGGCAACTGTGCTGTCCTAGGTAATGCTTTCTACAGGCGCTAACCTGTATTAAGCCGGGCAGTGCCCGCCCACAACGTCATCTCTGGTAAGCCAATGGCCACCACCGTACTGTCCGGCACGTCCGGCGCCCTCTACTACAAACCCGCTGGAACCACCGGCACATTCGTTGAAGCCGGCGTTTCTGTCGCTGACGACGAGATCACCGTCGCTACCTACCTGAACTTCAAGGCTGGCGATCCCGTGGTCTTTAGTGTCGTTGATACCCAGACCAACGGCACCGGCACCGGCACCCTGCCTGCGGGGATCACTGCTGGTACCACCTACTACGTGATCTCGTACACCGCATCTACCGGTGTTATGCAGGTGTCGGCTACCTCCGGCGGTAGCACGATCACCATCACTGACGACGGCACCGTCACCGGCAACAACGCTTTCCAGGTGGCATACGCCGACTACGCTGCGGTGGGTCAAGTTCGCGACTGGTCTTTTGAGATCACCCGCTCGGAAATTGACGTAACCACCATCGGTCAAACCGGCGGCCAGTACACACCTTTCCGCACCTACATCGCTGGTTTTGGCGACGGCTCGGGCAGCGCCACCGTGTATACCACGGACGCAACCGATGCTCTTGCCGCTCGGATGATCGAGGACGTGCTGCAACGCCAACAGACTGGTGCTGCCTTCAAGCTGTACATCGACCGCGTGTATAGCGGCGGTACTGTCAGCGAAAGCCTCAGCCGTTCCATCAGCTTCGATGCAACGCTGACTTCCGCAAGTCTGAGCGTCAACCCCGACGACGCCCAATCGGTGGCCATCAACTTCCGCCCTGCAAGCACCCCTACTTTCGATCTCAGCACTTCTGCCTAAGATTTAGTTTGGGAACGGAGCCCCGGCCTCACCGCCGGGGTTTTTTATTGCTTCTAGTCCGCTACAGTAGAGCAAACCACAAATGGTTATGCCAGTCCCAGTCCGCGCCATTGACCGCCTCAAGAAGGCAGCCAACTTGGAGCCTGTTAAGAAAACTGTTGACCTGTCCGATGGCAGCGAATTTGAGATGTGGGTCACACCACTAACCGCCGCCGAACGCGAACGCGCCCAAAAGCAGGCCAAGTCTGACGACGCCAACGCCTTCGCCCTCCAGCTGCTGATCGCCAAAGCCCTCGACGAGACCGGCGCCAAGCTGTTCGCTGCTGGCGAGATCGACGTTCTGAAGAACGAAGTCAAGGACAAGGATCTCCAAGCCTTGATGCTTGCAGTCCTTACCGACGACGCCGAACCGATCGACCCAAAAGCCTGAGCGCGGAACTTCGCAAAGACAACTGGCTCATGCTCCAATTTGGCGTCGCCAAGGAGCTGGGCCTAACGCTTAGCGAAGTACGCAACCGCATGACAGCCGAAGAGCTAATCGGCTGGAGCGCCTATTTCCAGATCCTCAACGAGGACCAACAAAAGGAGATCGAAAAGGCTAAGCGCCGCCGCTAACCCCGGCGGCTTTTTCGTGCGTAAACTGAAGTACCGGAAGTAATGCAGCGCCGTGGCCTACAGAGCTGAAATTGAAATCGGCGTAAGGGGCCAGGACCGCCTTAATAAGCTGCAAAACCAGATTAGTAAGCTTGCAAACCAGATAACACGTATAAATGATCAAAGCATTTTTGACGCTGTAGAGCCACGGGCAGTACAAAGCATACAAAATTACTCCAATGCTCTATCAGTTGCCGCCGCAAATCTGCGAGAAGTTGCCCTTGGTCAGAAAGAAGAAACGACGGCTATCAGACAATATGTAGATATTCTTACAGATTCTAATGCGGCTCAAAAAAGACAAAACAATTTAATCAACGAAGAGATAGCTAGACGTAATGCTGCAACGACGGCAATCCGCGAACAAGTAGAGGCAAACGTAGCTTTATCACGCGCTTCAAGAGAAGCGAGCGAATTTATTGATAAAGACCCTGTAGGGAAGTCTATTCGCCGCAGGCGACGTAAGTTAGCAGGTGATCCTTCTGCGTATGCTTCTCCGATCGGACCCGCAGAAAGTTTGTTACAGGGCCAGACATCCCCTGTTGAGGAGCGTATTCGCCGCACAATACAAGGTAGACAAGAGCAACTAAAATTAGATCAAGCATTGTTTGAGTTAGAAAGAAAGAGCGCCGAAAGACTTAATGCCCAAGTCGATTTTCGGCAAAACTTAGTTTCACTGCAGGAAAATATGGTTGCGGGTGCCAGAGAGGTACTCGATTTAATCGCCCAGCAAAACCAAAAACTTGCTGAACAGCAACGCAAATCGCAATTTTTAACTGGCAAGTCCGGCGCCCGACAGCAAGGTCCCCTTGCAGGCGCCGGCGCATTGGGCTTTCCCGTTGCACTGCCTACTCTCCGCGAGGAGCAGAAAGGTTTAGAGGCCGCAGCACAAAAGCAGCGCATTATTGAACGCACATTAAAAACACGCCGTGAGCTTTCTGGTTTAGCCGCCAATCTGCAGTCATTAGAAACCCGTTCAGTAGTTGCAATATCGGATGCAGTCAGAGAACAAGCAGAACTTACAAACTTAAAACGCGAAGCTCTTGAAATAACAGAACGAGAACTTCGCATATCTAAACAAGGTGCACTAACTGCCGGAAGGTTTAGCCCCATCGGCGGCGCAGAAAACATTCCCGGTAGCCCTGCATTTCTGGCCGCCCGGCGTGCACGCAGGCGCCAACAGGCGTCTGGCGTGGCACTTGGCGCCGGCTTCCCCTTACTGTTTGGTGGCGGACCCGGCGCAGTTCTTGGCGGTGCCGCAGGCGGTCTTGTTGGTGGTCCAGCCGGTTTTGCTGCTCAAATTGCGCTTAGTGCAGTTGGTCAACAGCTGGATGTATTTGTTGAAGCACTGCTAAAGACAGGTAAGGCGTTAAACGACCCAATCGAGTCGTTTG